CACGCAGCTTTACTACGATCCGGCCTGGATCGGTTCACTCGCTTGGTCGAAACTCGTGGGCGTTCCGACTCTCGTCACCAGTGCCTTCGGGCGCATGGGGAACGTGATAGCGCAGGTCGGTGACTACACGGCGGCTCAAGTCACCAATGCGGTGGATAAGTCACTTGTGTATGCCGATCCACCGTGGATCTCCAGCCTTGCGTGGTCGAAGATTGTCAATCCGCCGCCGTTCGTCACGAGTGTCTTTGGCCGGTCTGGCGCAGTGGTTGCGCAGGCTGGCGACTACACCGCCGCGCAGATCACCAACGCAGTCGATAAGACGGCGATTTACAGCGATCCGCCATGGATCAATTCGCTTGCGTGGTCGAAGATCGTAGGCGCACCTCCCGGTCAGAGCCAGACTCCCTGGACGAGCAACCAGGACGCCGCCTATTACACCCTGAACAACCTCGCGCGGCTCAACATGGCCGACGTGGCAGCGGCGACCAACTCGCTACAGGTCTCCTGCGTGGATGCATCGGATGCGATCAAGGTGGCCGCTTCGCGCAATCTGTGGCTCCAGGGCGGCTGGCAGACCGACGTGCAATCGCCGTCCATTGTGACGATCTCGACCGGCTCGACGCTCACAGAGCGGCTGCGCGTCACCGCGACCGGAATGGTGGGCATTGGCAAGACCGCGCCCGCGTACCCGCTCGATATCACGGGCGACTTGAATATCACCGGCACCTATAGGGTCAACGGCTCTCCGTTGAACACGGGCGGGTTCTGGCAAGGCGGTGCGGGCGGCGCGATTTACTACAACTCAGGCAATGTGGGCATCGGCCAGTCAGCGCCACCAGCACAACTGTCCATCTTGGGTGCCGCTACATATCCGCCAAGCCTCACCTATCAATCGGCCGCTAGCGCCATCATCAACGCCAGCGGCAGCGAGTGCGCGATTGGTTTCCAATCGACCCATGAGGCTTGGTTCCAGGTTCGCAATTCAGCCTCTGCCGCACAGCCACTGTTGCTCAATCCGCTAGGGGGCAACGTAGGCATCGGAACAGCCAGCCCTCAGGTCTCGCTGGAGTCGAGCGGGAGCATCCGATCTACAGGAGGGAGCAATCCCGCGAGCGGAGTTGGGCTTGAACTGGGCTATAACACCAGTGCCGGAAGAGCCAGTATTCTGGCTTACGACCGGAGCGGGGGTGCATACAAGCAAGTTGGCCTGAATGACAATCTCTATGTAGGTGGCGCAGGCGGCAACGTAGGCATCGGAACAACCAGCCCCGCGCAGGCGCTCGACGTGGTGAGCGGCAATATCGCCGTTCAGGGTAGCGCTGGCTACAGCATCTACATGTGGTCGAGCACCGACGGTAACTGGCGTATGGGAATGTCTCCGAATACAGCCAACGTCGGCTTCGCTCGCAGCCTTTGCACGAGCTACGTGATGTACGCGACCTTCGCGAACGGTGCGAATCAGGGCTTTGCGGTGGGCGATCACCTTTCGGGTTACTCCTCATTCGAGGTGGCCGGTTCGGGCAGCAACTACCAAGCGTACTTTCGCGGCGCGGTCGGCATCGGCATGCTTCCCACCAGCTATGCGCTGATGGTTAGCGGCGACATCAGTTGCACCAGTTGGTTCCGCGTTCAAGGCGGCACCGGGATCTATTGGGACAGCTACGGCGGCGGCTTGTATATGTTCGACGCCAACAACCTGAAGACTTACGGCTCAGTTTCGAACTTCACCATCGGATCAGCCCCGATTCAAGGCGCTCTAAATGTTCACATCACCACCAATACGAACATAGACTTTGTCGGTCCTGCTTGGTACGGCGGCTACGCGGCGATCAGTGCGCTGAACGATGCGGCGAGCGCCAACATTGGCCTGGAGATCCGCGCCACGAGCGTTGTCTGCGGAAACTGCACCGGTTTTGCGATCAACACTAGCTGGAATGGGAACCCGCTGGTGGTGGCGGGGAATGGCCCCATCCTGCGGCTAGCCAATCTGGCTGCAACCACCTATGGCATCCTGCACTATGCCGATGGCACCAACTACTACATCCTGCTCACCAACGCCAACGACGTATGGGGCAATTACAACGGCCTGCGCCCGTTCTACATTGGTCTTGGCAACGGGCAAGTGACTATGTCCCACAACGTGGCCGTTGGGAACACGCTCATCGTTGGGCCAGCGTATGCGCAAAGCGCGGGCGACCTTGGCGTGGCCCGCAATTCTACCAGCGGTGCGATCTATTTCGGGAACAACGCCAATCAGTACATCTACTTCGGCAGTGGCACTTTCACATTCAGTCCGGCATCGAGTAACCTGCCATCGGACGCGCGGCTCAAGCAGAACATTCGCGATCTGACCGGCGGCATCGAGATCATCAACCGGCTGCGTCCCATCGAAGCGGAGTGGGGGCCGCTCGCGAAAGTGAACGTAGGCAAGCGGCTGGTGTCACTCATCGCGCAAGAGGTTCAGCAAGTCTTGCCGGGAGCGGTCACTCCATATACCGGCCCCAATCCCGGCGACCAAGAGTATTTGGCCTACAATCCGCAGGAGATTGTGATGCAGCTAATCCTGGCCGTGCAGCAACTCTCCGCGCGAGTGGAAGAACTGGAAAAACGCAAGAACTGAAAGGAACCCTCTATGCTCACTTACGAACAATCAGCCTCATTGATGAGCGACATGGAATTTCGCGGGCGCATCAAGGTGGCCATGCTTAAGTTCGCAAATTCAATTCTGGATGAGAGCGGGGCCGTCCCGGCGCACAACTCGCGCTACAAATGGGCGCAACAGGCGATGAGCCAGCCCGACATGTACGCCATGAACCTGCAGCCGCCGGTCTGCATGGACGCCGCCGTCCAGGATGCCGGGAAGAACATCGATGATGCAGGCCTGCAAGGTGCCGTCGAAAGCACGGTCAATAAACTCATATGACGAGCATCACCATCAAAGCGCGCTGCACGAACAAAAACCTGACGGCGGGATCGGACATCGTGAGCGCCTCGTTCCTGATCGTGGAATCATCAGTGGCCTCACTGACGGCAGGCTCGCTCTCGTTCTCCTACGCCCTGGCCGACGATACCTTCACCATCGGCGGCTATTACGATCTCACGATGGTGGATGGCTCCGCGCCCGCCGTAAAGACCGGCCAGCGCACGTAGTCAATTACAAATCGATGACAGCCCGCAAATACCCGCTCCGACCGCTGCCGCGCGGTGCGGGGCGATACATCCTGCGCCGCGTGGTGGTCAAAAGGCCTGTAACCTTTCGCGATTCGAGGCCTGCGCCACCCCTCGACGCACAGCGCCCAGAAAAAATCTAGAAAATATTTTTTCATCAGCTATTGGCGGTACTGGGGGATTGTTCTATGATCGCGACGTGATGTTTTTCCCGTTACAAACCCTCCCCCAAACTGGCAGATTTCGGACGTACTTGCGGTTCGCGCTACTCCTCCGAGTATTCCTGGCAATACTCCTGCCAGCACTCCTCTGAGCATTCCTCCGAGGAGTAGCAAATAACTGATTCCGAGGAACTTGGCCTCTTGACAGGTTTTTTAAAAAGGCGTAATTTCGACACTTCAAGGCTACTTCGCAAGGTGCTTCCGGCGGGCGACACCGGGAATTGCGGGGGGCCGGTAGGAAAATCCCTGATTTCTATTCAGACACCCGAAGTGTGTCTGGGAGGTACTGATGGCTCGACACAGCGGCGGCTGGCGGAAAATGCAGGTCTTAATTTCCCCAGAGAACGACAAGGAGATAGATCGCGAATGGAAGCGCCGCAAGCGCGAGCATCGCGGCCTCAATCCTCCGACCAAGGCCCAGGTGGTAAACGACATCATCGAGGCCGGTCTCCGCAAAGGCCCCAAGTCGGCGCTGGAATCGGTGCTGCAGGGCTGCGACGAGGTCATCTTCGTTCCGTTCCACAGCTCTGGATCGGCGGTCGCGTAACCCATGATCAGCACCTTCATCCTCGCGGCCCGCCGGTTCAACCCGGTCTGTGACAACTCCCACTGCAAAGAGCGCGGCGAACACTGGCTCGACAACAAGTGGCTCTGCCCCGCTTGCTTCCGCGCGCTCTGGCACAAGCTCGAACTGGAGCGTGCGGCATGATCGACCACGAGCTGCGCCGCCGCGCCATTAGTTCGAGTGACCTGGGCGCGATTTTCGGCGTCTCTCCCTACGACGATCAGTTCACTCTGTGGGCGCGCAAGCGCGGCCAGCTCGAAGCGCGCGAAGTCACTCCGCAGATGCGGATGGGCAAGCACTTCGAGTTGGGTATCGCGCAAGCCTACAGCGAGATCACCGGACGCGAGATCGAGTGGCGCGATGAGACAGTCACTCATCCCACCGAGCCGTGGATGGTCGCATCGCCCGATGCGCTGATCGTTGGCGAGAAGCGCGGCCTAGACTGCAAGCTGGTTCACTGGACCGAAAAGAAACATTGGGGCGACAACGCCGACCGCATCCCCGAGCACATACAGCTCCAAATGTGGTGGCTGATGGCGGTCACCGAATACGACCGCTGGGACGTCGCGGCGTATATGGGCGACGGCCTGCCTACCATCTACGAGTTCACGCGCGACCTGGAGCTAGAGCGCGTGATCGTCGAGCGCGCCCGCGCCTACTATGACAAGTACGTGATCGGCACCGGCATGCCGCCCATGGGCGCTGCCGCCGACAACGCCAAGTGGCTCCAGCAGATTTTCCCCACGCACAAGCGGCCCGACATGCGCCTCGCCACCGAAGAGGAGATCGAGCTGCTCGTACAGTACGCCGAGGTGCGCGACGCGGAGCGTCAGATCAATGCCGAGAAGGCCAAGCTCGAAGACAAGTTGCGCTTTGCGGTAGCCGACCGCGAAGGCATCGAGGTGCCGGGAAGCTACACGTTCACGTGGCGGCGCACCAAGGACTCAATCGAGATCGATTACAAGTCGATGGCCATTGGGCTGGCGCAGAAATATCTGGGCGATGAAGAGCGCCGCACACTGACCGGGATCTACACGCATCCGGTCGCGGGCTATCGCAAGATCCGGTTCACCGATTTGACGCGCGCAGCGGGCAAGGAGAACGCAGCATGAGCGACCAGCCGACCGGCATGGAGTTAACGAACACCGAGCAGATGGCGCAGCAACTCGCGCGCCAACCGCGCACCATCAAGGAACTGTTACAGGGACCGGAATTCAAGGCGGCGGTCGCGGCGGTGCTGCCGAAGGCGATGACGCCCGAGCGATTCGTTCGCGTGGCGCTCACCACGCTGATGCGCCAGCCCGAGCTGGCCGAGTGCACGCGCGAGAGCTTCTTCATGGCGATGCTCGATCTCAGCAGCTACGGCCTGGAGCCGGATCGGCGGCGCGCACACCTGATCCCTTTTCGCAATACCAAGGGCGGCAGGCGCGAGGTGCAGCTCATCCTCGATTACAAGGGCATCGCGGAGCTGGTGCGCCGGTCTGGCGACGTGAGCTACATCCACGCGGATGTCGTCTATGAGAACGACGAATGGAGCTATTCCTACGGGACGGGCGCGCACCTGAAGCACAAGCCGCGCCTGGAGGATCGCGGCACCAAGCGGATCGCGTTCTATTCCTTCGTTCGGCTGAAGGACGGTTCCGAGGACTTCACCGTGCTCTCGCCCGCCGAGGTCGAGGCGGTGCGTAAGCGGTCGAAGTCTCCCAACGACGGTCCCTGGAAAACCGACTACGACGAGATGGGCAAGAAGACCGCGTTCCGGCGGCATAGCAAATGGTTGCCGCTCTCGCCCGAGGCGCGCGGGGCGGTCGAGCGCGACGACGTAGCTCTCGACGTGAGCGGCTGGGAAGAGCTGGTCGAGTCGGAAGAGACGGCGCAGACGCAGTCGCCAACGCTGAAAGAGAAGCTTCTGACGGAAGACGCCGCGCAGCAGGAAACGACATAGCGAGCGGGCGCGCGAGCGCCCAAGACAACAACCCGAAACAACCAGGAGAGCAACTACGATATGGGAACATTCGCGCTGATCATTCCGTTCGGGGGCCATGTGGGAGGCGGTCCGATGCCCCCAAGCCTGCCCGTTGACCCCGGCTGGGGCGTGGGCAGACCACCCGTTGACCCAGGATATGGGCATCCGATTTACCCTCACGTGCCATGGTACCCGAATGGTCCCGTGGACCCCGGCTGGGGCGTGAGGCCACCAGTCGATCCAGGCTGGGTTGGTGGGCGACCGCTGCCGCCGCACGTGCCCATCTATCCTGGTGGCCCCGTGGACCCAGGCTGGGGAGTGCGGCCACCCGTGGACCCTGGCTATGGAAGGCCAATCTTCCCGCACGTGCCGATTTACCCCGGTGGCCCCGTCGATCCCGGCTTCGGGGTTCGCCCGCCCGTTGACCCCGGTTATGTCGGTGGTGTTCCGATGCCGCCGCATGTCGGTGGTGGTCCTATCTATCCTGGCATGCCCCCCGGCTGGTGGGCCGGTCATACACCGCCGGTCGATCCTGGCTACGGTCAGGGCAGGCCGTTGCCGCCTTACGCGACAGGTGGACCCGTTTATCCCGGCGGACCCGTGGACCCCGGCTTCGGCAGGCCTCGCCCGCCGGTTGATCCGATCTACGGCATCCCGCTGCCGCCCAACAAACCGGAAAACCCTATTGCGCTCCCACCGGACCAAATCTGGCCCCCGCTCGAACCGGGCATCGGCGAGCCCGGTGGGCAATGGGTTTACGTGAGCATCCCTGGTGTCGGTGGGCGCTGGGTCTATATCGACTTTGGCGAACCAACT